GCATGGCGAGAGTTGCCGCGCCGATCTTCAATACAGGCTGCCAACCAACTGATCCGCCGCTGGTACTGAGAAAAGTCGTCCCACCACTCTCCGTCGCAAGTTTGAAGGTGCTACCTGAAATCTTCTTTACATAGTAAGTCGTATTATATGCTGGCGGCGTGGGGCCAAGGGGGAGAACGCCACCGCCTTGGCTAGGAGCTTTGAAGGTAACTTGCTGATCATTGACGAAGCCGTGAGAAGCAAGGGTGACAACCATCGGATTGCCAAGGCTACACGCGACCGTTACCTGCCATCGCGGCCAAGCCCTCGAAGAGGATGAGCGGACCTCGAAGAACCTTTCCGGTTGTGAATACAGAAGCGTCCCGCCGTTGGTGTGAAATCGAAAGTGCCCCGTATCAAGGCTGTCCACCGTGGCCCTGCTCCCCTCGATCACCAACGACTGCGTCGGGCTGAACACGAACGGGAACAGGTGCGATATCTTTGTGCTGTCCTTGCTCTTACGGACTAACCGCGTCCCAGGCCGACGAAACGCCGTGCCCTCTGGTCTCGGGATCACGTTGAGAAGCGTCGCTGCGCCAGCCTGGAACTTGACATCGTCCATGCGCCCGAACATCTCGGGCGACATCTCGCCGCCAGCGAAGCTACGGGTGATGGTCTTGAGGTGTCGACTCATCGGTTCGCGAGGTGGTCAGGGACGAAGCCGAACGGCCTGTGACTGTCGACTGGTCGCTGCTGCCTCGCGTCGCTCGAAGACGCCGAACGAATAAACCCAGCTGCCTTCTGAAGCAACCGCGCAGAGACTGCCTCGCCCTGGTCGCCCTTGACGATGACCCCGGCCAGCATCGATCCGAGGTAGCAGGCGAGAGCTGTTGTGAACTGAGGCGAATACTGATCCGCGTCAACGACACGAGCGACGTATTGCAACGTCGCGTAGTTCTCGTTGGTGAAGATATAGCGGTGACCGAATGGTGACTGCTCGACCGTGAACGGAACCGGGTCCAGTTCGATATTGGACAGAATCGGAAGAAGGCTATCTGGCTCGATCGTCACACCGCCCTCAAGCCCGCCTCCAACTACCAGGAGACGCTTTGTCTGAACAGGCTTCGGAGCTGTGCCCGAGCCATCGTTTGCAGCAAAGTCTGATGAGTAGGATGAGGTCAGAACCTCCTCGTAGTCAAAGTTCTGGTCTGGCACCACTACCGCTGGAAGGACGGCGAACGCATTGAGCGCATCCTCTGGCAACACGTAGCAGTTGTTGAAGTGCTGATACAGCTCGCCTTCCAACTTCTGAATTCTCACCAACGCCCGGCGACGCATGGCGAATCCCCACTGCCTCATCTGAAGCAGTCCGTCCCGAGCCTCAGGTAAAAACCTCTTACAGAGTGTCGCCTGCTCGCTGCCATCTTCGAGAGACGTGAGCAGCCCCGAGTCTCCGATAAAGGACAGCGCGAGATTGCAGATCTCAACCAGGCGCGTCTGCGTGTTGCTCAGGGCTAACGACCCATGCCCCAAGGCGTAGTCAATCAGCCTGCCTAGCTTGTCACTAATGCGAGCCCCAAGTTCAGCCTCGCCAACGCCGTTGTATACACCCGGTTCTGCCACAATACGCGGCAGATCGTCAACCTTGACCGACGCAGCAAAGGCATCGGCAGCCGTGTTCTCTTCGATCGCGCTATTGACGAGGCCGTCCGTGTCGCCCGCGATCGCAGTCGACACCCCGAAATAATTGTAGGTGCCATCAAGCTCGTAGGGGATGTGAGCGATGCGCGGCTGGACGTAAGGAATCTCTGCGCCGTTGGCGTATGGGTTGTAGCCCAGCTTGTTGATCAGGTTCCGCAGCGCGACGATGAACGCCCTCAACGAACTGCCATAGTGCTGCTTTGAACTAACGTCCAGCGCGTCCTCTTCCCCCTGAAGGAAAACGATCCCCAAACACCGCAAAGTCTTCGTTGAAGACTCGGCCTTCAGGGCGTTTGGGAGCACTGTCGTCAAGAGCCTCGTCAAATGGTCGAACTGATTCTTACTCCCAAAAGCCAGCCCGGTAGGTCTCGTAACACCCCAGTCGTAAGGCCACTCGTTTGCTATAGACCAAGAATTCTGCTGACTAGTGAACCCGCTGACGTATCCAGAAAAATGGTGAGCTGGACTGGTTCTAGCTGAACTTGGAACAAGCCCAGATTGATTGAAGCCCAAAAGAACGACGTTCACACGCTTTCCGATTGAGGCCGACAACCTAAGCGCACCCGTCAGCATCTCGCCAAACCTGTCGCCGTAACAGTGACCAGCCAACCCTCGCGGACGGTTGTGAATGGCTGCGCCGTTAGCTGACTCAGGGTAAGGGGAGATGTCGTTGTTTGGATACGTGTAGCCTTCACCGGGAAGGTAGGAGTGAGGGTTGTCGTTGAAGTTCGGTTGCCAGGCCGTGTAACGCTTGACAGCGACAGCTGAGGTTGGTGCCCCATCCCCAAGCCATGGGTATGCTGTGGCAGCGATGCTGAACGTGGTGGAGGTCGGGTTGTTCGTGATGATCGACCAGCTCCGCTTCATCACGCCGCTATCCTCCCAGTCCACAATAATGTAACCACCATTGAGCAGGTACGAATCAGGAAGCGCGTTAGTGAATGTCCATGTAGCCGACGTAATATCCGTGATCTTGTGCTGCTGGATCATCCTGACATCAGTCCCCGTCGAAGACGAAGCATACTCTCCCGAGATTGGGCCGTATGGCGGGGATGCCGTTGCAGTACCGGCTAGCCTGAGTGTGAAAGTATGATCTGTCTTGTTCGTCACAACGAAGGACGTAGGCACCCCACGATCCTGCAAGCGAAGTTTGAACGGGGTCGTTCTTTGCGGCAGCGTTGTCGTATCCTCATGGAAGGCAACGATATCGCCATCTGAAAGACCGTGGTTGGTCTTGGTGACTACCATTGGGTTCGCGGACGTACACGAAACAGAGAAAGATCCTGCCGCGTCCCCGAACTCACTGATGCCGTAGCCGTCGATCCCCTCCAGGAAGGTGAACGGCAGGAACACACCCATATCCGTAAATTCTATTGGACGCCCCGTAGCTGGAGCAGACACCGTGCCGGTCGAACCTGAAAATGGTGCTGGCAAGGTTACCGACCGCCCACCAGCGCCTGCGTAACTGAAAGAGGAGGCGGAGGACGGGCTTCCGATCAAGTGGTTTTGGGTTTCATCATTGACTGCCAAATAAGGCGTCAACACACGGACATTATGATAGGCCGATGCCCGCCTGCCCCCCCTGGTTATGGACGCAGGAACATCGAGCGCGGATGTCCCAGGAGTCAGATTGGTATACCACAGCACATCAACTGTCGTGGCGGTGTTCGCCACCACCGTGCCAACCCCCTTTACTGGGGCCGTATTGGTTCCCAAGCGGATGATTGTGCTAGTAAACTCGTTGACCTTGAGGGCTGGCGTTTCAGCAGGGAGAGTAATAGCCAGCCCCCTCTCAATAGCGCCCCCTAATCGATTGCCATTAGAGGGAAGGTTGATATTGGCAAATTTCACCCCATCCCTGGCGAGTTCAATGTCAGGGAAGAGCGAGTGCGCCTGAGCCTTCGTTCCCCATGGCCGGGCGTTGGTCCCCCCGGCCCAGACGATGAAGTATTCGTGGGAGTCAGAGAGATCAGCGGCGTGCTTCAGCATGGTGGATCATCGCCGCGATGGGTGCGCCGACCGTCGTCGCGGCGTACGACGGTCGGCGGCTGGTTAGCTCTCCTCGCTGCTCTTCTTGGCGACCTTCTTCTTGGCCTTCTTCTTGGCTGGAGTCTGAGGAACCTCTACCGGCTCTTCTTCTTCGACAGCTACCAGGACCGTGGATCCTTCGATCGAGCCATTGAACTCGAACTCGGACCCAGCTTGCCGCAGTCGGTTGTCGATGAAGCATGTCTGAAGTGCGCGAACTCTCATGTCAGCTCACCGTCATCCTTGAACCGTAGACGTTCGACAGGACAGCAGTGCCAAGCGATGCCTGGGTGCAAATCCGAGCCTTGACAGTGCCAGCACTGAACCTGTTCGTTGAGGCGATATCCATGGGGTTGTGAATCACAATGCCCATGTACTTCAACAGACGGAAATTACTCAGTTCAGTACTACCGATAGTATTCGGCCACTCACCCCCAGTGTTCTCCATAACGTCATCAAACGGTGGGATCGCCAGATGGAACTTCTTGCCGACCGTCAACTCGGTGACTTCGTAGCCAATCTTGGTAGCAACCGATCCGCCGGTAAGCCCAAGAACGATTGACGAACCTGCTGCGAGAGTCGCTGCATCATCAACTGCAACACCAAACTGAGCCAGCGGAGCACCACCAGCAGCAGCAAACGCCACGGTCACCTCGAACTGCATGTAGAGCTGCTCACCTGCCCCAAAGAGGGCCGGAACACCATCGTTGCCATCAGTCAAATCAATGGCGGCAGAATAGGAGATATGGTCTGTCCCAGTCGGTCCAGCCACCGTCACCCCAGTGCCAATGACGTAGATCATTTGAATCCTCCTTGAGGAGTTGCGCGGCCAGCCGAAGCTGGCCGCTTTGTTTGTCTTAGAGGACTTCGGACTTCGTCGGGTAGAAACGTCGTGGCGACTGCTCGTCAATTACGAGGTCAGCCGTCACCGTGCCAGCTGTCGGGTTCGTGCCGTCCTCGGTGAAGATCAGGCCCAGGTAACGCAGCGAAGTAGCATCCGCCGGGTCCATCTCATCCATGTCGAAGTTTGGTGAGATCCGCAAGATGAACGGCCACTTCTCCGAGTCGTTCCAGTCCGCGAGGAGAATCACGCCGGTGTCGGCCACCTCGACCGGGCTCGTGAGTGCTTCCGCCGCGCTCAGGACCACCTGAACCTGCATACTCGTAGCGTTATCGAGAGCCGTGCCAGGATAAATCTGCACGGACAACTGCTTGCCAATGCCGACATCCTGGTTACTCAAAACCGTTGAGCCGTCGAGGTCCAACCCAGAAAGGTCGATGACGCTTCCAGTCGGCGTCTTTACCGGTCCAGCCCCGGCGAGGCTCAAACCATTAGCGAGTCGGAGATCGTTGTCTACGTAAGTCATGTGATTGTCCTCCTCGGATTAGCTGATGACGGCTTCGGTGTTGAGAATGGAGTCCACCTGACGGATCGGAATGCCCATGAATGAGAGCATCGACTGGTTGGTGCCGAACTGCGTGGCCGCATCGGTGATGGAAAGGGCATTAGCACTTGATTCCAAGGCCAGCCGCATCGGGCCAGTGAAGACCGTGCGATTCATGTAGAAGACCGTGCGCCCCATCGAGGTATTGGGAATGCGGGCGACAGCCTTCGCCATCTGATGAATTTGATTGGTGACGGTGTTGGGAGCGTTGTAATTATCGAGCTTGTTGATCGCGCCAGCATCGGCACTGTTGGTTTCGATGTTTGCGATCCGCACCGCGTAGCGCCAGTCCTTGACCACGAGGCCAGACTTCCACTGGAACCTCTCGGCCATGACTTCCATGCGCGTGCCGGACGCGCCGCCGACCACATCGAAGCTCGTCTGGCGACCCAGATCCTCTTGGAGAAGGCCAGCCTTGCTGCCCTTCGGGAAGGGGCAGAAGACGGTCTGATCCGACCAGCAGACAAGCCAGACTGAGGTCTGTGTTGGGTCACTAGCACCGCCAGCCAGGATCACATTCTGCCCGTTACCTGCGGCTGTGTTGGAATAGCGAGCATTCAGCCCGAGGAACTCCTTCGGGTCGTTGGCCGGGTTGCCATAGAACAGCCCGGTCGCCATCTTCTGGTTCATCGCCTCGATGAACATGCGGGCTTCGCCCATGCGGAACTCGGCGGTGTTGCCGTTCAGCATCGCCAGGTCGATGTCGACCTCGGAGCGAGCTTCCAAGATCGAGCACGACTCATCGACCTGTGCGGTCGTGGCCTTGCTGGTCGGGATGCCCTCATTCAGAGCGCGGTAGTAGACCGTGGGGAGACCAGTTGAAATGGTCACCCGGTGGCCGGTCGGCAGGTTGCCCTGCACGTAGGTCGCGTCCTGAAGGATCGCGTTCGTTTGCGAAAGAAGGTCCGCGATGATCGGCGCCGTGCCGTCTGGGTCGGTTCGCTTGGCCCAGTCCAATAGGTTCAGATTTGCCATGGTTCAGAGTCCTCTAGCTGCTGGTGCTGCTCGGGTAGAGCTTGTGCGCTATGGCAACATCATCGTTGGGGTCGACCGCCTGACCCTGATTGTTGCCCACGAATCGGTCCTCACTGAGTGCCTGACCGACCTTCACCATGAACCGAATCACTTCGGGATGGTTGCCAAGGCCCGCCGAGCTTTCCAGCAGATCACGCAGTCCATCTGAGCCGAACTGGTCGAGCGCCTTCTTGGCGACGCCCAGGTTCTCTTCGAGTTTGTCTCCCCCGAAGTCAGCGTCCTCGCGAGCCTCTTTCGCCCACTTGTCTCGCTGCTGCTCCTGCTGTTCAAGGGCACGCTCATGTAGTGTCGGCATGACCTTGTCGAGCATCTTCTGCGCTTTGTCCTGCGGCAGGTCAAGATCTCGCGCGGCCTCGGAATAGGCGTCGAGAACCTGTTTGTCGATCTCGTGACCCTCGGGAAGTCTCTCGGGGGTCTTGAACTCGTAAGCCTCCGGTGCGCCTTGCGGCTCACTGGTGGTTTCCGTGCTCTGATCGTCAGCCTGCTTCGGCTGCTGTGTGGTCTCGGTCAACAACGAGTTGTCCGAGTCCTGTGCCGTCTGCCCCTCAGTCTTGGGAGTCGCTTCGGTTGCCAGCAACGGCTCTTCCATGTTTGTGCTCCTGCATCATTGTGGTGTACTCCGAAGGGCACAACCGATCGATCTGCGCGAGGATCCAGTAGCCCGTCTGCTTCGCACCCTCTTGCCTGGACATCTCCATGGTGTTCGGGTGGAACGATGTGCGCCAGACTCCCGCGCGATCGAGCAGCCGACGCACAATGCGCCTGCCTCTCGGACCTGACATGAGCCACACGAAGTCCGCGTCATCGTTCTCGGAGGAGAGCCGAGACGCCACGCGGCGAAGGTCGCCACGCAACTCCTGCTCTTCGAGATCGAACGGATCATGCTCACTCACACAACCTGAGTGTGCTGTCGCCACGGAAATCAGCAAGACGCTGGCCTATTCCCGCGAAAAAAACGCCGGGCGCTACGCCTCTCCTCCGCCCTCGTTCAAACGCAGCGCCCGACTCGGGCCTACCTAGCTGGGGACAGGCCCTTTCTTGATCCCCTTGTAGGCGCATACCGCAGCGACTGTCCCGCCAACCCCCCACAGAACGCCTGTCCAATCCCCGGTCGCCGCGCTCGTCGCCGTCTGGGCCAGGCCCTCCTGCACCGCCGGATCCGACAGAACCTCTGTGACCTTCTCGGTCAAGCCAGCGCAGCCAGGAAGAAGCAGCAAGATCGGCAGCAGGCGGATCATTGGACCTCGATCTTGGATTTCTCCTTGCCGAGATCCGCCAGGCCCTGGCCGCCGATGTAGACCGCCACGAGCGCCACGATCTGCGTGATCGTCGCCTCATCCAGCTCCCAGCCGATCTTGGCTACCAGCGTGGCAACCAGTCCAGCCAGCATGGCAACGAACTTCTTACTCCGAAACATCTCAGTCAGCACGTTCATCGGTCACTCCTCACGGGTTCAAGAGATTGATTGCCCAGCCAACTATGCCGCCAATGGCGACCGCGATAGCCAGCAGGACTCTGCCACCGACCTTGGCGGCGTGGAGATCTCGACTGATCCCCTCAACACCAGACCGGATACACCGAATATCAGTCTTCAGCTCCACGATGGTGGAGTGCTGGGTCTTCGAGTATGCCTCCAGCGAGGCCACGCGCGCGTCGATGTCGCTCATCGAGGCTCTCTGTGCTTGTCAGCGCCAGGCTTCGGCTTCTCTTCATGGCCGTTGCCCTCTGAAATTATGGACCTGAGATTTTGCAACAAGCCAGCCGAGAGCATGGTCAAAAGTGCTGCGCCAGTGGCAATCGACTCGTCTGGGAGCGCACCAGTCGCCATCGCAACAATGAAGCCCCCGATGAGGACCGTGAGCATCGCCGGGGAAGTGAGCGCGATGTTGGTCCGCGCCTTCTCCGAGGCGCTCTGTTTCGCGCGGATCTTGGCAAGTTCGATCTTTGCAGCGAAGCGATCTGCGGAAGCCTTGTCCCTGGCCTCGGCCCGGCTCTTGGCTACGGCAGCCTTATACTTCGCGGTCTCGGCGTTCGCCTCGATACGGCGCAGCCTGACGGCAGTCTTTCGGTCTACCTCGCGAACCACTTCTCGAACCTCTCTCTCCTGTTCCACCTAAGGAGATCCCAACCGGTGAATTGACAACATCGAACGGTGAACGGATGCGTCGATCGCCTGCGAGAGGATCGCCCTCAACCGGACCTTGGTCCCAGCCGCCGCGACAACAAAGGGAAACGACGCACCGGAGCTTGATCCGTCTGCCAGCTCACGCAGGTATGCTTCGGCGTAGCTCTGAGCGATCACCGCATAGCCGCCCTGGTCATCCTCGATATACGTCTCCATGGCAGCCCTGGTCGAGCCTGTCGAGGAGTCGATGTAAGCCTGGATCTGATAGGAGAACCAGTAGGTGCCGGTGACCTGGATCGTCAGCTCATTCCCCGACAGCGCATACAGGTCGTTCGACAACGCCGTCACAGAGAGGTTGACCGTGGCGACCGTCGTGGTCAGGTTCGTACCGGACCCGCGAAAACAGCCAGGGTCGGGCGCGAGTTCCGCCAGCGCAGCCTCAACCGTGGTCGCCTCGAAGTCGCCGCCCGGATCAGCAAACCCAATCAGACCGGCCCCCTTCCCCGCGTCGGTCAGCCCTAGCTCCAAGAGGCCGCGCTGCGCCGCAACATCTTCAGCCCGCGCCATGTTGATCCCGGCCTCCGTGATCGCGAGCTGACGCTGTAGGCGGTTGCGAGTCTTCACCCTCCGATCAAGGCTGCGAAGAACCCCGGCGTTGCTGCGGTCTGGCCTCCCCACTCGCGCTGCAACGACTCGGGTCATGGTGCCGCCTAGACTGCTGCCACGAATACTTCCAGGTCAACGTCCGCCGCGTTCGCCTGTGCCGTGACATCTCGCAGGGCTTCCAGAGTGTGCGACTGCGCGGCACTGTGTGCGTCCATCGTGTTCACCACCCCAGCACCGTCCGTAGTGTCACAGCAATAGATGAACGAGTTGCCAGCATCCAACATGACCGCGAACTCAGCGCCCGACTCACCTCGAAACACCAGGGTCGCGTGGTTGGTGTCATCCTTGTTGGTGATCCTGATGTAGCGCGCGGTGTCATGGTCGAAATGACCAGCGATGTAGCTGGCTTGACGAACGCCACCAGAGTCAGCCGCTACTTGTGAAGCTACGTTGGCCGCGAAAGAGAAAAGCCCGGTCTCGGTGGTCGAGACCGTCACGATCCGCTTGACCACCTCGTCTATGTTGGGGAGCGACAGCACGTTGCTCGATCCCTGGTCGTAGCCATTCAAGGTCACCGCCTCGGTGATGGTGACGGTCAGGGTTGCGTTCGTGATCGTTGTTGTCATGTCAGATTCCCTCTTGAGCCACTCCCGACGTTAGAGCATCCGCCACGGCGTTCCGCTCGTCGGTCTTGACGCTACCCATGTCCTTGGCCGCAGCCGCCTGCTCACGCGCTGCCGCGATCTGTGCCTGCGCCGCCTCGGCCTCCGCGCGAGCCTTCCGCAGCGCCAACACGTTCTCGTCGTCCACGATGATGTCGGTTTCCACCCCGAGGATGTTGGCGTAATGATCAACCCACTTGTCGAAGTTGACCTTGTCGAGCATGTCAGGCTTGATCTGCGATAGCTGCGCCACGTTGCCCATGAACCGGTCCACGCTGTTGCTGCCGACCGCGCGCTGCGCCTGAGCCAGGATCGAGACGAACTCAATCGTCAACTCGTGACCGCCCAACTCCTCCGGTGGCGGCGGCAGCATCCCGGCGTCATTCATGTGATCGAAGGTGATGTCGATCAGCGGCTGCAACAGCTCGTTGTGTAAACGCTCCAAGACAGGGCCAAGCGCGAGGAGCTTCTCCTCATGCCTCTCGGCCACCTCGGTCGCGGTCATGCGGGTGTTGGGTCCAGCCATCGACAGCATCAAGAAC